GGCGGCAGCGTTGTGTTTACGACGGCCTGCAAAGGCGGCGCGGGTGGCGGCGGCGGGGCTTGCGCTGTTAAATATTTTTTAGCCTCTGAGTTAGCCTCGACAGTAGTTGTCACGCTAGGAGCGGGCGGATCTAGCGGCATTGGCAACCTATCCGCTGCGGGCAACGCAGGCGGCAACGGCACGGTGTCTACTTTTGGTGCGCTTTTGTCGGCATTTGGCGGCGGGGGTGGTGGGGGTGGGCAAATATCGGGAGCAACAACTACCAGCGGTGGCGGCGGGGGAACAGCTAGTGCTGCGGCTACCCCTACGGCGGGGCTACCATCCGGCGGGTTTGATGGTGGCGGTGCTAGCGGATCTACTTCAGGCGCCGCTGCAATTTTTACGGAATTTGGTGGCTGCTCTGGAATTGGTGGCCAATCGACTGGCATTGGTTTATCAACGCTTAGCCTTTTCGGCGGCTCCGGCGGCGGTAATGCTGGGTATCGAGTAGCCAGCGGGCAAGCAAATGGCCCCGGCCTTACAACTGGTGCTGGCGGCAGATTCCCCGGCGGCTCAGGCATTACCGGCACTGTGCCAACCGCAGGCGCTGCTGGCGCTCCGGCCAACTCCATCTGGGGCGGCTCAGGCGGTGGCGCTGGCGGTAACAGCAACAACACGGCAATTAACGGTGGGGCTGGCGGTGCTGGCGGTTTAGGCGGTGGCGGCGGCGGTGGCGGCGGGCTAACGATTGCTGGCAATACCGGCGGTGCAGGCGGGGCAGGTGGCGCTGGCTACTGCGTTGTGATTTCTTGGTAGGTGGCTCGCGCAGGGGCATTTGACCCAAACTTAGTCCCCGCTGGCTGGTACGACGAAAGTGCAGTAGTCGAGGGGTTCTTCGACGGCGACTTTATCCCGTTCCCCGCTAGCGGCGCATATGTCATTACGGCGCTGGCCGGCACCTATGCGATAACCGGTCAAAACGCCACCATACTGCGTTCTAAGGCGCTGTTACCTTTAGTCGGCACCTATGCACTTACAGGGCAGAATGCCACCATATTGCGCAGCAAGGCATTATTGCCGCTGGTCGGCACTTACAGTATAAATGGGCAGCCCGCTATATTGACTTGGTCAGGCACGCCAACTCCTGTAGCAATCTTGCAGGACTACATCGAACTCAGGTCATTTACGGAAAAAAGGGGATTTTACTAATGGCACTCACACTCAAAGCAATCACCACTCGGCTGGGTTATCAGCAGATAACCACGCTTAGCTCATCTGTCGGCCTGACCGTGCCATCGCAAGACGTGCAGGGGCTTAGCTGCCGGCCGACCATTGCGATTATTACGCCCGAGACTCAGGCGGTGCGCTGGCGCGATGATGGCGTGGCGCCAACCGCCAGCGTGGGAATGCCGCTTGCCGCGGGAGTCACACTGCAATATGACGGCGATCTAACAAAGATTTTCTTTTTTGAGCAAGCGGCCAGCGCAAAGCTCAACATCACTTATTACGCTTGAGGGCCGACACATGAACATTACCAACGACGGCGCAGCACAGACCGACTACATCACCTATTTTACCAAGCAGCTACCGCAAGACTTGGCCAATATGGCGGCTTTGCGCGACGAGCTGGCGCTACGCCAGGGCGCGTTATCGGCGGTCGAGGATTCAACCCGCCTGCGTGCTGAAGCCGCAGCCTTGCTGGCGTCAACCAAGGACGAATGCGCGGCCCTAAAAGCTGACGCGCAGGTCAATAATTCTGCGGCGTTGGCTAAAAAGAAGCTGCAAGACGCCCGCGAAGCCGACCTAGACGTTCGCGAAGCAAAGTCTTTCCAAGCCATTGCCGATACTCAAGCCGGACTAACTTCGCAGGCGTTGTCGCTGGGCAAAGTGGAAGCGGCGCTTATTGCCCGCGAAGGCAAACTGGAAGAAGGGTTGGCGGTATTAGCCGCCGGAAAAGCTGACCTTGACGCTCGCGTCAAATTATTCCAAGCTAAGGCCGCAGCACTAACTGCATAACCGTACCGGTAAGGTTAACCGGGCGATTCTAAGGAATCATTTCAATGGCTGATGAAGAACTATTAGCGGAGATACCCGCGCCGGAACTGACGTTAACGTCAACGCCAGAACCCGAAGAGACTGAGACGGAAAGTCCGAAAACCTTCACGCAGGAGGAATTGGACTCGATTGTAGGCAGACGCTTGGCGAAAGAGCAGCGCAAGTGGGAACGGCAGGCTGTACCGGCGGCACCAGTAGCGCCACCTGAAGCTGACCAGTTTGATTCTGTCGAGGCTTATGCAGACGCATTGGCTTTGCAGAAGGCAGAAGAGTTGGTTCGGCAGCGGGATGTTAAACAGCAGCAAACCGTTCTGGTTGAGGCTTATCACGACCGGGAGGAAGAAGCGCGGGGAAGATATAACGACTTCGAGCAAGTCGCTTATAACCCCAACCTTCCGATCACGGCAGCGATGGCCGAAACCATCCAGTCATCTGAGGTAGGGCCGGACATGGCCTACTACTTGGGGATTAATCCCAAGGAAGCTGACCGGATTTCCAAGCTAGCGCCTTTTGTCCAGGCTAAAGAACTAGGCCGATTAGAAGCAAAGTTGCTTTCAGAGCCGGCCGCAAAAAGGGTATCAAGTGCGCCAGATCCGATAGCCGTATCCAAGTCGCGAGGGACATCATCCCCGACGTTCGATACCACCGACCCGCGCAGCATCAAATCGATGACTGCGACCCAGTGGATCGACGCCGAACGACTGCGACAGGCTAAAAAGATGGAAGCGAAAATTCGCTAATTTTTTAGGAGAACCTAAGTGAGTAATTCACTTCTAACCATTGATATGATCACTCGGAAGTCTCTCGAGATTCTCGAGAACAACCTAGTGATTACCCGCAACGTTAATCGTCAATACGACGACTCGTTCGCCGTGCAGGGCGCCAAGATTGGCTCCACCCTGCGTATTCGCCTGCCCGACCGTGCGCTAGTGACCGACGGGGCCGCTCTGCAAGTGCAGGACGACAACGAGCAGTTCACGACCCTGACTGTCAGCACTCAGAAGCATATCGGCATGAACTTCACGACTGCCGAACTGACCATGCAGTTGGATGACTTCGCCGACCGCGTGCTCAAGCCCCGCGTTAGCCAGTTGGCTGCGAGCATTGATGCGGATGTGGCAAACGCCTACAAGAGCATTTTTGCTTCTGTCGGCACCGCCGGCACGACTCCGGCGACCTCGCTGGTGTTGTTGCAGGCTCAGCAGAAACTAAACGAAGCCGCGGCGTCTATGTCCCCGCGTTATGCAACTGTCTCCCCCGCGGCCAATGCTGGTCTGGTGGAAGGCATGAAGGGCTTGTTTAACCCGGTTAGCACCGTGTCCCGCCAGTTTAAGAACGGCATGATGGGTGACGGCGTGCTGGGCTATGACGAGATCAACATGTCTCAGTCCATCCTTCAGCACACCGCTGGCACCCGCTCGCTGACTGACACCATCCTTGTCAACGGCGCTGTGTCCACGCAAGGGCAGGCTACCATCAGCATCGATGGCGGCACTGGCTCGGCAACGGTAACGGCTGGTGATGTGTTCACCATTGCTAACGTGTATGCGGTCAACCCGCAAACCCGTCAGAGCACCGGTTCGTTGCAGCAGTTTGTGGTGACGGCGGCGAGCACAGCATCCAGCGGCGCCTGGACTAACATTGCGATTCTTCCCGCGATGTACACCTCAGGCAATGCGCTGGCGACCATTGACGCCTTCCCGGCTGACAATGCGGCGGTCACGTTCATCGGCACTGCTTCCACGCAGTACCCGCAAAACTTGGTCTACCACAAGGACGCCATCACCTTCGCGACCGCCGACCTTCTGCTTCCGCAGGGCGTCGACATGGCTTCGCGTCAGGTGCATAACGGCATCAGCCTACGCATCGTGCGTCAATACGACATTAATAACGACCGTATGCCTTGCAGAATTGACGTTCTGTACGGGTTCGCGGTTATTCGGCCCGCGATGGCCTGCCGGCTCTGGGGCTAAGGAGAAAACATTATGGCACTAGCAACTATTGGCGGCGGCTATCAGTTTACTGACGGCAACCAGAACGAACTTCCCATGGGCACGCAGATCGCGCCTCAGACCGCAACGGCAACGGCTACCTTATCAGTAGCGCAGGTTACTGGCGGTCTGTTGGTGGGCAATCCGGTTACCACCGCAGCGTCTTATACGTTGCCAACGGCAACCTTGCTTGACGCGCAAATGACTAACATGAAAGTGAACAGCACTTTTACGTTAACCATTATCAATCTGGGCACTAGCACCGGATTGATTACTGTTGTGGCTGGCGCGGGCATTATTACCTCTGGCAACTTGGTTGTTGCCATCACGGGTAGTTCGGCTGGCGTTGGCGGCGCGGCAACTTTCCTGTTCCGTAAAACGGACACTGCCGCGTACACGGTCTATCGGGTAAGCTAGAGAGCCGGGGGGAGCAATCCCCCCGTCTCTTTCCACAGTAGGAGTTCGATGTGCAGCGATATACCAATTTCATAGCATCGACGACTGCTACTAATTCCACCCTAACCGTTCTTTCTAATGCTAGCTGTGTGGTCTACATAGCCAACACGCTAGGCGCTGCGACCCTTTACAGCGACAACGGCGTCACGCCGCTAGCCAACCCTTTCTTATCCTCAGCCACCGGACGCATTGACTTCTACGCCGCCAACGGGCGGTACGATGTTG